TGGCGCTACAACGAGCGCCAGCACATCGGCGTCAGCGGCAAATCCCTGGAAGGGGCCAACGTCACCTACAGCGTCCAGGACCTGCCCCCGGACGTCAAAACGGTGCTGGACCGCCACCGCCGCGTGGTCCCGGTGTAGGGTGCGCACGAGCGCACCAAGAGTTCAAAGTTCAAAGTTAAAAGTTAAAGGCAAAATGATGGAATCAATACTTGCTTTTATAAAGAGGAGCACTCCCGACGGCGGCAGCGATATAGGCCCGGGCTGGATTTTGCAAATGCGGATCATTGCAACGGCTCTGCATATTGAGGAAATTCCCTGGCAGAAGATTATCGCACTCCTTCATCCGCAGCTAACCGGGGATAATTAAGGAAGGCAAAAGGCAAAAAGTAAAAGGCAAAATATTTTTACTTTTTACTTTTGACTTTTTACTTCCCCGGAGGGGCAAACGCATGATTAAAGCCTGGATTGTAGGAACCGAAGGAGTGATCGGCCGCCTGGACCAGATCCCGGGCAAGGTGGCCGCGGCGCTGCGCCGGGCGGTGGAGGCCGAGGCCATCAAATTGACCGCCTACGTCAAGGAGCAGAAGCTCAGCGGGCAGGCGTTGAAAACGCAAACCGGCACCCTCCAGCGCAGCATCAATTATCAACTCCAGGATGAAGGCGACCGAATCGCAGCCACGGTGGGCACCAACCTGGTCTATGCCGCCATCCACGAATATGGGGGCACCACCCGGGCCCACGTCATCGAGGCCCGCAGGGGCAAGACCCTGGCCTTCCAGATGGGAGGCCAGGACGTGTTCTTCAAACGGGTCAATCATCCGGGCTCGCACATGCCGGAGCGCTCCTTCCTGCGCTCCTCCCTGGAGGAGAACGCCGGCAGCATCAGGGCGGCTCTGGAACAGGCAGTGAAAGAGAGTTTATAGTTTCACCGCAGAGACGCAGAGGACGCGGAGATAAAAAACATAAAAAATTTCTTCTCTGCGTTCTCTGCGCCTCTGCGGTGAATAACAAGGTGATCCCAATGAACCGAGAAGAGATTTACAGCGCCCTTTTCGCCCTTCTCTCCACCATCCCGGGGATCGTCACCTTCAGCCGCCGGGTGCGCCACTGGACCGACGTGCCGCCGGTGGAGCAGCCGGCCCTGATCCAGGAGCAGTTTGAAGAGAGCGCCCGCTACGTAGGCCGGGCCTTCCCGGCCAAATGGACCCTGAGCCTCAACCTGGCCCTCTACGTCAACGTGGGCAACGATCAGCAGGCCGCCCCCTCACAAACCCTCAACCCCCTCCTGGACGCGGTGCTGACCGCGCTGATGCCGCCTCCGGGCCAGGAGGAGCAGACCTTAGGCGGCCTCGTTTCCCATTGCCGGCTCAGCGGCAAGGTGCTCATCGCCGAGGGAGGGTCCCTGGGCCCCCAGGCCGCGGCCCTGATCCCGGTGGAGATCGTCGTCTCGTAGAGCGTAGGGCGGGAAAGCGAAGCGCATCCCGCCTTTAATCTTGCGCAAAACAGAGTTCAAAGTTAAAGGCAAAAACCGGAGGCCACCATGACCGACGAACCGAAGGACCAATCCCAGGAACAACCGGCGCCGTCGCCACAGGGCGCGCCCGCGCCTCAGCCCGCGCCCGCGCCTGCGCCTCAGCCCGCGCCGGCGCCGCAACCCGCGCCCGCACCCCCTGCGCCCCCGGCCGACCCTGTCTTGCTGGTGGAGCGCTGGTGGCAGGACTGGTTTCCCTCATCCCCGGTGAGCCGGGACTCGGCTGCCTGGAACCACGCCTACCAGGCTAAGGAAGATTTGAAGAAGCGGCTGGCGTAGTAGGGGCGGGTTTAAAACCCGCCCCTACACCGAAAACCGAAAACCGAAAACCGGAGGTTATATGCCCAAACAATTTTTCTTCGGGGCCGGGGCCCTTTACGGGCTGGACAATTCCACCCCGACTCCCACCCCCGTCAAATTCGGCACCTTGCAGGACGTCTCGGTGGAATTCTCCGCGGATGTCAAGGAACTCTACGGCGCCAACCAGTTTCCCGCCCACATCGGCCGGGGCAAGAACAAGATCACCTGCAAGGCCAAATCCGGCCAGATCGCGGGCGCCCTGCTCAACACCCTTTATTTCGCCATGACCCAGACTGCCGGCGAGCTGCTGTCGGCCGGGGGCGAAGCGGGCACGATTCCGCCCACCGCTTCCCTGAAGGAAGGGGGAGGGGAGAAAGTCACCCAGCCTCCCTATGTGGTCGTCGTAGCCAACGGCGCCAATTTCGCCCAGGATCTAGGGGTGGTTTACGCCAAAAACGGCGTTCCCTTCGTGCAAGTGCCCACCGGCGAAGGCGCCCCCGCGGTGGCCGTGGGGCAATACACCCTGAACCCGACCACCGGGACCTATACCTTCGCCGCGGCCGACAACGGCGTCAAGGTCCTCATCGACTACCTCTATAAATCGAGCGCCACCGGGAGCAGCATCGCCATCACCAATCTGCCGATGGGCCTGGCGCCCACCTTCCAGGCGGTGCTCTCCGGCGTCACCGACGGCAAGACCATGACCCTGATCCTCAATCAGTGCATCGCCAGCAAATTGACCATCCCCACCAAGAACGAGGATCACGTCATCGTGGAGTTCGATTTTTCGGCGATGGCGGACGACAACGACCAGGTGGGCACCCTGACGGTGACGGAGTAGGGGCGGCTTCTAGCCGCCCCGGCGATAATGGCGGGATGCGCTTCGCTTTCCCGCCCTACGGGAGCGACTATGGAACCAAAACTTGAAGGCGTCCCGCTGCGCCTGGGAAGCACCGATTACATCCTGCCCCCCCTGAACCTGGCGGCCCTGGAGAAATACTGGCCGGTGATCGAATCCTGGGCGGAGCCCCCGGCATCCCTGGTAGAGCGCCTCTCGGAAGGAGCGGAGCTGCTGCACGCGGCCCTGGAGCGCAATTATCCGGAGCTCACCCTGGCCGACGTCAAGGAGGGCCTTGACCTGGCCTCCTTTCCCGGCGCCCTGGCCGCGCTCCTGGAGGTTTCGGGCCTGGCGAGGGGCGAACCGGGGGAACCGGGGGCGGGGAGCGTCCCGACTGGGGCTATCTCTATTCCCGGACCATCGCCCAAACGGGCTGGACCTGGGAGTACGTCGGGCAGGAAATGACGCTGCCCCGCCTTTACGAGATGCAGCGCTATTGGGAACATCATCCCCCGGTGGGCGACCTGGTGGCCGCCTACCTGGGCTATAAGGGGCCTGTCGGGGCGGCCGTAGGGGCGGCTTCCAGCCGCCCAGGGCGGGTAAAACCCGCCCCTACATATGGCTCCCCCGAGGAGCTGATGGCCGCCTTCGGCGCCGTGGGCGGCAAGGTGACCAAAGGAACGTAGGGGCGGCTTCCAGCCGCCCCTCAGGGCGGGTGAAACCCGCCCCTACAGAGAACTGGCAACTGGCAACTGGTAACTGGCAACTAAGGATTTTTCATGGCTGACAGCCAAGTCAAAGTAATATTCGGGGCCGACACCGACGACCTCAAGGCCGGCCTGGACCAGACCAGGGGGGACGTTTCTTCGTGGACCGCCGGGGTTAGTTCTGATTGCAACGCCCTGCTAAATGCGCTCAATACCCAAACCGAACAGATGGTGGCGGCCCTCAAAAAACCCGGGACCGCAGCCAAAGAAAGCGCCGCCGATAGTAAAAACGCCTTTGAATCTTGGGCCGACAGTTTCAAATCCAATGGGGCAAAAATAATAGCCCAGGGCGCCGCGGTGATGGGCGTTTTAGCCGGCATCGGCGCCGCATTCGTCTCCGCCGCCAAGGATCAGGATGAGTGGACCCGGAGTGCCCTGCAAATAGGGCGCGTCTTTGGCATAACTGCCCAAGACGCCTCGGTCCTCATGGTGGCGATGGATGAATTGGCAGCTAAGAACCTGGCCGCCGGCGTCAATATCGAACTCTTGGAGCGCGCCTATATCATTTTCCAGAATAAACTTGCCGAAAACAGCGAGGAGGTCAAGAAATGGGGCGTCACCTGGCAAGGCACCGGGATGACTACGTTCATGGCGGCCATTGCCAAATTCCAGGCACTTACCTCGTCCGCGGATAAGGCCCAATTCGCCTCGGATATGTTCACCCGGCGAATCGCCGTGGGACTCCTCCCCGCTTTACAATTTCTAACAAAAGAGGGCCTGGAGAAGTCCCGGACCAAGTCCGAGGAGTTAGGGCGCCAAGTCGGCGTGGAGAATGTTGCCGCCTCCCAGAAGCTGGCCGCCGCCGAACTCCTTCTTCATCAGAACGAGCAGAAGCTCCACACCCACATAGCCGCGGTGGGTATCCCGGCCTGGGCGTCATATAAGCGTGGGCTGGCCGCGATCGTGGGCATTGCTGACCTGGCGGCCAGAGCCGTGGCGGGATTGGCCTATTGGATTGACCGCGTCGATAGCGCCGCTAAAACCTCTCATGGGATATTATACCCATATTTGGGGAAGAAGCCTTCCCTAGTCGGCTATGGCACTGAAGGCGGCACTGAAGAGGAGTTAGCCGCCGAGGCCATCATGCCCAAAAAGGACCAGCCGGGAGCGGCGCCTGAGAAGCTCGGTGCGGGCGGCGGGGGCGCGGATAAAAGCCGCATGGAGGCATGGCGCCAGGAACTGGAGGATATCCAGGAAGAGGGCAAGCTGCTAGAGAAATCCACCGCCCAGGAGCGCGCCTTCTGGCAGGAGAAGCTGGCCATCTGCCAGGAAGGCTCCGCCGAATACCTCCAGGTGAAGCACCGGCTCTACGAGCTGGACGTCACCGACGCCAAACAGGCGGTGAACCTGCAAATCGCCGCCATCAAGCAGCAGCAGGCCAGCGAAAAAGAAAACGCGGCCCAGCGCCTGGCGGACCAGGACCGCATCGTCTCCCTCAATCTCCAGTATTACGGCAAGGATTCGATGAATTATCAAAACGCCGTCCTGGAGAAAAAGAAGATGCAGGCGGACGCCGACAAGAGCGACCGGGAGCTGGCCGAACAGAAGCTGGCGAACTCGCTGAAATTGGCCCAGATGGACGTGGAGGCCCAGAGGCAGAAATTGAGCCAGGAAAAATCTCTCGGGATCATCTCCGCCGGCGAGGAGTTGGCCCAGCTCAAGGCCCTGAAAGAGCAGGAGCTCGCCCTGGAGAAGCAAAACTTCGAGCAGCGCCAGGCCATCTGGGCCCAGTACCCCAAGAAGATGCAGGAGATCCTCCAGGAGGTCGCGGTCGCCGAAAAGAAGAACGCCCTGGAGATCCAGAAGTCCGAGGCCCAGGCGGCCCAGGCCGTGGCGGATAAGTGGAAGGCGGCCATGGCCCCCATCGATTCGGCCATGAGCACCGCCATCAACGGCATGATCCAGGGCACCCAGAATATGAAGCAGATGCTGGACCATATCCTCTCGGGCATCCTCACCTCCTACCTCAACCTGGCCGCCAAGAGCCTCCAGAACTGGATCGCCGCCGAGGCGGCTAAATTGCTCTCCAGCCAGGCCACCGCCGCCCAGGTGGTTGCGGTGGAGGCCGCGGCCATCCCGGAGGCCGACGCGGCCCAGGCCCTGGCCGATATTCAGGCGATTCAGGGCTCCGCGGCCCAGGGTGCCGCGGCCGCCTACGCGGCCATGGCTGGCATCCCGGTGGTGGGGCCGGAAATGGGGGCCGCGGCCGCGGCCGAAACCTACGCGGCTATCATGGGCTTCGCGGCTATGGTCCCCGCGGCCGCGGGCGGCTGGGACGTGCCCCGGGACTCCCTGGCCTACGTCCACAAACAGGAGATGATCCTCCCCGCCTCCTTGGCCGGCGGCGTCCGGGACATGGTGGCCGGCGGCGGCAGGGGGGGCGCCGGGGGCGACACCCACGTCCATTTCAGTTTCGGCGGCTCAATGGACAAGAGCTGGTTCAAGAACAACCGGGGCCACATTATGGAAGCCATCAAATCCGGGGTGCGGGACGGCCGCCGCTTTAAATAATGTAGGGCGGGAAAGCGAAGCGCATCCCGCCTTCAGGGGAAAGCGAAGCGCATCCCGCCTTCAGGGGAAAGCGAAGCGCATCCCGCCTTCAGGGGAAAGCGAAGCGCATCCCGCCTTTAGGGGAAAGCGAAGCGCATGCCGCCTTTAGGGGAAAGCGAAGCGCATGCCGCCTTTAGCGGTGTATGTCAAAAATTAACGTACAGGAGGGGAATATGAAAAGATTCGGCTTACTATGGCTCTGCATAATCCTGTTGCTGGGGAGCTCCCAGGCGCTGGCGCAAACCGATACCGTGGTCATGAAGGCCCCGCCCGGAATTTCAGAGATCGTCACCGGGGGGACTGCGTTCTACCCGGACGCCCACGGAAATGTCGCTGTCCCGGTGGTTTACGTACAGGCGTGCCAGAGCGTAGGATTTCGCTTCTATGACCAGTATATTCTTCAGCAGGCGCTCGCTGGCGACTTGGTCTTC